TTGCTCAATCAAAACTTTAAACCACTTCTCACTTCTTGATTTGACGAAATCACGATCACAAAACGGAATTAAGAAATACATAGTTGGACATTTAGCCAAATTATATGTAACTCCCTGTCTATTAAATGCGGAATTATCAGTAGCAGATGTAGACGTAAGTGCCAGTTTAATCAATTGTGAGTAACCTAGTGGAGGTCTCGAATCTATACGGAGCAAACACATTTTTGCTCTATGATATTGAAAAATATCCATCAAAACATCAGCTTTCGGTGCGATTTGTTGTAAGGTTGGTGATAGAACAACACGGGTTTGGGTTCCATTCAAATAGATTGGATCCAGCAGTTGAAAATGTTTGATATTATCGGGCAAACTCATTGCCACATCCATAATTTTGGGGATCTGTTTGGGCAGTAACCCATGCGACTGACCAAGATCATAAGCATAAACTGGGCCATCTGCACACATAACTTTAACTGGTGGGCCAATATCAGACTGGACTCCTTCAAATTGGATGCCAGTTTCTGGGTTGGTCTCTTCAGGAGAATAATTTCCATAATTTAACCCCAAGTTATAAAGGGCTTCTCCTTTCCGTTGAATATATCTCTTTACATTATCCATGACGGACATTAACGATTTGTCAAGTGATTCTGTAATATTTTCGTTTTCAAAACTATCTGTTTTTGTATAATAGCGCAAGCGGGTTCTACCGTTTTCAAAAATTGATTCACAATATATCTTTTCTTTTTGTAAATCACTGGGTGACAAGACACCAATTCGAAGCAAATACGATCGAAGCATATCAACATATCTATTCAAAAGAATAGGCATAATGGCTTCTCGTAATTCAGGATGGTAGTGTTTAAATTTATAGGTCGAAACCCATTCTCTCAACTTTTTAACAAAAGCTGAGTAGTATTTCTTCCCATGTAACATTGCTTCTATAAGTTGTTCTCTAATTGTTGCTTGCCACTCTTCAATCTCTTCTTCGGTTAAACACGAGTAGTTAAATACACTCTCGATTGATGTTTTATCAAGAGGAGCAATCCAGATAGTGGGATATAACTGATAAAAATTTCGTTTAAGAAACTGCAATTCACAAATATCCTCAAAATACGGTAGCTCCACATCGGATTTATTTCCTGGTGTTACTGTTTGTCCAATTTCTGCCATAACTCTCTTATATGCATGGAAATTAAATCCCATGTCCACAGCTTCCTGTGTCAATCCAATAGCTTTATCATCACCAAAGTTCTTGTCTCTGACATATCTCAAATATGATTGTAAACTAGTATCACCAGTTGTTTTTATAAACACATACCAACCATACATGAAATT